CTGGATGACCTGCTCAACAAACACAAGGCATCACTCAAAACCCAGGATCCCAACAAGCGGGACTGGAAGCTGGCCGACCTGCCCTATGGGTTTGAAGAGTTCGACGGCAAGGCGTCGTTCCTGGTCAAGCCCAAGATGAAAGCCAAGGGCATTGACCGCGACGGTCGTGCATGGACCTCGGCCCCTGCCTTGTTCGATGCCAAGGGTCGGCCAGTCCGTGACCGTGAGGCATTGCGTGGCATGTGGTCTGGCACCCTGGCCAAGGTCAACTTCGAGGCCTGCCCCTTTTACCAGGCAGCCATTGGTGCTGGCATTACGCTGCGCCTGAAGGCTGTCCAGATCATTGATCTGGTTGAAGGGGGCGGCAGTGCCGAGAGCTTCGGGTTCGACGAGCAAGAAGGCTGGGTCAACTCAGAAGAAACCGTCCCGTTCGACGGGTCGTCGTCGGTCCTCAAGGACGAGGAGTTCCTCCCCGACTTCTAAGTTCCGATCCATGTTTGAGGCTGGCGTTGCAGCTGGCCTTGAACTACGGGGCCTCGACTATCACTACGAAACCGAGGCCCTGCCCTACACCATTCAGGCGGTGTACACCCCTGACTTCATCTTGCCCAATGGGGTCATCGTCGAAACCAAAGGCGTGCTCACCCCTGAAGATCGACGCAAGATGCTGGCAGTGAAGGCCGCCCATCCCACCAGGGACATCCGGTTCTGCTTCATGCGAGCAGCGACCAAGTTGTCCCGTCGTCCTGGTGCCCTGTCCTATGGCCAATGGGCAGATCGCCATGGCTTCGAGTGGTGCGAGGACCACATACCCACCGACTGGTACGCCGATGGCATCCAAGTTCCTGCGGCATGAGGCATGCCCGGAGTGCAACAGCAAGGACAACCTGGCCCGGTACGACGACGGTCACGCCACCTGCTTTGGATGCGGGTACCAGGAGCAACCACCCAAACCTGAAAAGCTGAAGCCCATTCCACCAATGGCGCCACCCACCACGCCCCTGCTTCCCTTCGTCAACATCAAAGCCCTGGAAAAGCGGGGCATCACCGCTGACACCTGCAAGCTGTTTGGCTACGGGTACAGCCATCACAACGGCAACCCCGTCCAGGTGGCCGTCTACAGGGACAAGCAAGGCAAGGAGATAGCGCAGCACCTGCGTGACGCAGACAAGCGCTTCCGCTGGCTTGGAGACACCAGCAGCATGCAGCTATGGGGCCAGCATCTATGGCGCCAAGGGATTGGCGGTAGTGGTGGTGCCTTCGTCGTTGTCACCGAGGGGGAGATCGACGCCATGTCGGTCAGCCAGGTGCAAGGCAACCGCTACCCCGTCGTGTCCCTGCCCAACGGGGCGCAGTCAGCCAAGAAGTACCTCGCTGCCAATGCCGATTGGCTGGGCCAGTTCCAGCGGATCGTGCTGTGCTTCGACAATGACGAGCCTGGCCAGAAGGCAGCAGCAGAAGCGCTGACCGTCCTGCCCCTGGGCAAGGCGGCCATCTGCCGGCTGCCACGCAAGGATGCCAACGAAATGCTGGTGGCCGGTGAAGGCGATCAGCTGCGTGACCTGCTGTGGAAGGCGACGCCGTCCCGGCCCGACGGCATCGTCAATGCCAGCGAGCTATGGGATGAACTGATCAAGCCCGGATCGGTGGCCGTGTGCCGCTACCCCTGGCCGCAGCTGGACCGCATGACCCATGGCTTCCGCAAGGGGGAGATGACCACCATCTGCGCAGGCAGCGGGGTGGGCAAGTCGTCCGTCTGTCGGGAGGTGGCCCATCATTTCCTGAAGAACGGATTGCGCGTTGGTTACATCGCCCTTGAGGAGTCGACCAAGCGCACCATGCAGGGCCTGGTCGGCATTGAGCTGGGCAAGCCCATCCACCTGGACCCTGGCCTGGCAACAGAGGCTGAACTGCGTGATGGGTTCGACCGGGTGTTCGGCAGTGGCCGGTGCTTTCTGTACGACCACTTCGGATCCATGGATCCCGAGCACCTGATTAACAAGATCCGGTACCTGGCCGATGCGGAGAACGCCGACCTCGTCATCCTCGATCACTTGACCATCGTGATCAGCGGGCTGGCTGACCTCGATGAACGCCGTGCCATCGACGTCACCTGCACCAAGCTCCGGCAGGTGGTCGAACAGTCAGGCGTCGGCTTGATCCTGGTGTCACACCTCAAGCGCCCTGAAGGCCGCGGCCACGAGGAAGGCGCCCAGACCTCCCTGTCCCAGCTGCGTGGCAGCCATGCCATTGCCCAGCTGTCGGACATGGTGATCGGTGCCGAGCGCAACCAGCAGGGCGATCCGCATGAACGCAACGAGCTGCAGCTGCGTGTCCTCAAGAACCGGTTCAGTGGCCAGACCGGGCTGTGCGACAAGTTGCTGTACGACCAAGACACCGGCCGCCTTGTTATCCCTATGTCCTCCTACTTCAGCTGAGATGCACTGCGCCAACTGCGATTTTGAAAAGTCAAAGATCCTGTGGAGTCGACATGACTCCGTCGAATCCAAGGTGCGCAAGCGCCAATGCTTGAGCTGCAATTACACCTGGTACACCCTGGAGATGGAGCTGCCAGATGGCGCCGTCGCTCAAGGCTCGTCTGGCATGGTCAGCCGTCGGCCTGGCTTTCAACGGGTGACCTTCTGGTGAAAGCTGAAGTCTTTGTCGCGCCCGGCCTGCGTGTTGAACGACAGGAGGACAGGTGGAATGGCGCCCTGTACTTCGCATGGAAGCCCGACGTGTCGCAATGCTTCCGTGACCGCAAGGCCCTGCTCAAGTTCGTGGCCTGGCCAGCCAAGACACCCACCGGCGACCGCTTCCGTGAATGGCTGAACAGCTTTGACCAGCCGGTCGACGAGCCAAAGGCGGCCGGCCCTGCCCTGCCGCAGGAACTGCTGGACACCGGCTTCGGGCCGGAGTGTCATTTGGACGAGACCGATCCCAACCACAACACTCGCACCATCATCTGATGACTCTCCTCATTGACGGCGACTGGCTGGTCTACACCGCATGTGCTGCATGCGAATGCGACATCCGTTGGGATGAATGGATCAACACCCTGCACCTGGAACAAAGCGACGTCAAAGACTTCATCGCCAGCAAGCTGGGCTACTGGCGAGACTTGACCGGGCACGACGCCGTCGTCTTCTGCTTCTCCGATTACCCCACCTTCAGGCACGACCTGTTCCAGGAATACAAGGCCAACCGCATCGGCAAGCGCAAGCCCCTGGGCCTGCGTGACATCCGTGTCTGGGTGGAGCAGAGCTACGAGGTACGCACCTGCGTCGGCCTGGAAGGTGACGACGTCCTGGGCCTGCTCGCCACCGGCGGCCAGTACCGCGACCCGATCATTGTCTCCATCGACAAGGACATGCGGACCATCCCGTGCCAGCTGCTGGCCAACGACCAGGTGGAGACCATTCACCGTGTCGATGCAGATCGTGCATGGATGATCCAGACGTTGACCGGTGACGCGACCGACAACTACCAGGGCATCAAGGGCCACGGCCCCGTCACTGCCAACAAGACCCTGGACGTTGCAGTCACCTTGCCCGAGCTATGGGAGAAGGTGCTGGCTGCCTACAAGAAAGCTGGCCTGACCTACGGCGACGCCCTGCGTAACGCCCGGCTGGCACGCATCCTGCGGCATGGGGACTACGACTTCGGCAGTGGGGAGATCAGGCTGTGGGACCCGGGCGTTGACCCGGCAATGCGCCAGGAATAGGGGTCATCGTTTGGTAGATCTGCTGCAGCCGGGGGTCAGCCATAGGCGCTGCCCCCTGCTTGATGTCCTCCCTGGCAATCTGCATGCCAGTCATTGCCTTGGTGATGCCACCGCCAAGGCCACTGCCCACACGCGAAGCACCACCTGTCATGGCAGGTGAGCACATCAGCGGCGCCTCCGCTTCGACATGCCGGCCTCGCTCAAGGCAATGGCCAGGGCCTGCCGGGGGTTCTTCACGACAGGGCCACCCTTGCCGCTGTGCAGCTCGCCCTTCTTGTATTCACGAAGGACAGCACCAACCTTCTTCTCACCCTTGCCTTTCATTGCTTCACCCGCTTGGAGACGACGCCAGCCAGGATCTCAACGACCCGGTACAGCTTGACCATCAGTCTGCTGTACTTGTCCAGGGCAGCGTTGTCCTTGGGAGTGGGCGTCATGTTCACGATGACGACCGCTGCTCCATGAATGGCAATAGCCAAGGCGACGTAGTCGGCGGCTCGATCCACGGTGCTCAAAAGGAATGAACACCACCAGCCTGCCAGGTCAAGTCAAGGTTGTCCTTTACTGAATCGCTTCAATCTTGGTGACCCGTTGCTCCAGGCTGCTGAGCCTGGCAAAGGTCTCCTTCCTGTCTGCCTTGATGTCGACGTGCAAGGTCTCCAGCCTGGACGCCACGTTGTCCACACTGGCCGCCAGTCGGATCACCGCATCCCGTCCTTCCCTGGACCGGCCGCCCATGGAGCCGATGCCCATGGCGCCAACCGTGATGGCTGAGCCAACGATTGCTGCGATGACCTCGACCATGGGCTCAGCTGTTCTCCAGCCACGCTACCGAAGCTGTCATCCCCTGCCCTGGCCGCGCAGCTTCTTGCGCCCATGGCTGGGCTTGCTGCGTCGGCCTTGGCCTTGGTGGGTCAGCTTGGGCGGGCCAGGCTTGTGTTCGACCCGTGCTGTTCCCTGCTTGCTGCGGACGGCCATCAGCTTGCAAACACCCGGTAGGGCTGCTGAGGATGGACGAGGTAGATGTCCAGGTCAACAGGCAGGGAGTCACCGATGTAGTTGGCGTGCCAGCCAGGCAGCACGGTCGGAGGGACCAGCTCTTCACCGGTCTGCTGGTCCCACACACCGCCTTCAGTGATGGTGCCGATGGGGTCAAAGGCCCAGCCGACGTCGGCCAGGCGGTAGTAGCCAGGGTTGTTGCCGATGGGCGCGATGTAGATGCCAGCGTCGTTAAGGGCGATCTGGGCAGTGGCTTCGTCGGGGAAGCGGAGGTAGTTAGTCATAATTAACGAGTAAGTGACTGAATAATAGCATCACTTAAGCGAGTGGGCCAATAAGTGATTCGTGATATACAACCATTGATCACCTGGTACGTGGTGATACTTCTAATTTGCCTTCCTATTCCAAGCCTGTCAAAACCTCCGTTGGCCAATATATCACCATTTAATGCATAATTTTGAGTCGCATTTGCGTTGTAGAGCGTTCCGTCAATCGCAGAACTTGCGCTTGTATTATTTGTCGATACGTCTTCAAAAGCAGTAGCTCCTTTTAATCTTCGCCCGGTTAAGTTATTAAAAATAGAAATCTGAGCGAACGAGGGCCTTGTAAAGCCTACGGTTGTTCTTTCGTCGTAATTTAAAAATCCAACAAAAGCATTGTTAGTGGGGGTGCTGAGGGAAACGGGAGTTTGAGTGTCTGTACTCCCATCTTCTCCATTTACGGACCAATTTACAAAAAATGTGCCCCTATTTGGTGCAAACCAACTGCTGAAATTAGTCCCCAACATGCTTGCTAAATCATCACTCCTGGTAACAGTTGCGCTAGTGCTGGTATCAGCACTGCGAGTGACAGTAGAAGCAACAGTGGGGATGTAGGAAGTGGGGAAGGCATTTTGTTCTGCCTGGAATCCCCATAAGAAAACAGTGCCAGTTCCTGAAATAAAATCAGAAGTCACTGTTAAAGAATTGGTGGCTGTATGAACTACTGATGTCAGTAGTAGTGAAATTCTGTACCATCCATTGGCAAGTTTCTCTGATTGAGGTGTACAGCCAAAAGTGGTACTAAACGATGGAACACCAAACGACCAATCAATGCTTGTTCCATGCACTTGAGAAGAACTTCGCACAATGGCAACTTTGCTTCTATTTGATGTGCCAGCTTTAGCAAAAAACGAAAGAGTCCAATTTCCAGAGGCGGTCCAGGGAATAGTCTGCTCTGCGTAACTACTAGTTGTTGTACCAGATAGTGTGTTGGCAGTAGTTAAACCATCTGGCGCGGAGGCGGAATTTGCAGTGACTGATGCTGAATTCACTAGTGTCCATGGAGAAGTGCCAATCGCTTCGCTTTGTTGAAGCAGATTGGTCCCCGCCGCCTCCAGCAAAAGCCCTGCACTCCGCATCACTCCATTGCTATCAGGGAAGAAAGCATTACTACGTGCTACTCCACTAGCAACAGTTTGAATAGTGCCAGCAGAGTCGTAGAACGTGGCAGTAGACGTGCGGCCTGTGAAGGTGGCAGGGGTGGGGATGTAGCTGGTGGGGAAGGCTCCTGCTTCTACTTGGGCGCCCCAGAAAAAAACCGTAGAAGTAGTTAAATCAGCAGCAAAATAGTAATAATATAAATCGCGGGCGCTTGACGTTGCACTTAACTTATACCAACCATTGGGATATTTTTCAACTCTTGCGTTTGTCCACGCCCCCGCAACCACTAAGGTTTCAGTCGAAAACGTAAACGTCCAATCAGTGTCGCCATATCCAGCATAAAACATCCGAAAAGTCGTAGAAGTGCCCTGTTTTACAAAGACGCTATAAGTAAATGTGCCTGCTCCAGGAGAATTTCTATATCCAGTAGCAAAATTATTGTTAGTAATTAACGCAGCAGTGAATGTACCGTCTGGGGCAACGCCAGCGTATCTTTGCGTATTTACATCGGCTAATCCAATAGAGCTGTAGGTGATTGTGTTTGTCCTCGCCGCCTCCACCAACAGCCCAAGGCTTTCCCCCGTCGTTGGGTTGTGATCGAACCGTGCCGTGTTGGTAGCGGCAGTTTGGATCAGGCCGTTGGCATCGACGTAAGTGCCAGTGGATGCTCGTGAGAAGGTGATGCGTGGGTCGAGCCGCTTGGTTGCAGCGAAGTTCAGATCAAGGCTGGGGCGAGTAGCGGGGTAGAGATGCTTGATGGTCATGACTCAGCTCCAGGCAGCAGCAGCAATGGCTTGGACCTTGGGGTCTTCATTGGTCAGATCATCGCCCCGTTGAAGCACATGGCGGTGATAAGATGAAGACAGTAGATTGCCGTCCTCCAACACGCGGGTGACCTGACGCACCTGGATTGCTCCAGATTCCAGGACTTCGATTTTGTCGATGACGACTTCTTTTACCAGACTCATTTTTAGGAACCGGCGACAGCCGGAGACAGGTTTAGATGGGTCGTAGTTTTAAGCCGGGTTGCGGGCTTGGAGTTATGCCATATAAGACAGGGATACCCTTAGGCCGTTAGCTCCTGACGTAATGCCACTAATGGGAAAGTTGCCAAATGTAGCGCCTGCTGTGTTATTCAGAAGGAAATATCCTCTGGCTGCGCTGCTGACAAGGTGTGCAGCAGATGGTGTTGATGCGACTGTCGCCCCCGCGATAGCACACGCTCCGTTGTACTCCTCAAATGGACTGCCCAAGCCAGCAAAAGGAAGGGAAAAGAAAAGCGTATTTGTCGAGGTCAAGCCCGCAGTGCTTACGTTGTTTACAGCAAATTGAATGTGTACGAAACGTCCAACCTTTGTGTATGTGCCAGTTGCGGTGGTTGATGACTGATTACCAGCGGATACAGCATCGTGGAAAGTAACCGTCCACGTCCCCTCCTCGTAATCGTCCAGCGTGTTCGGGTCCGCTGAGGCGACCTGGGTTGCGGGGAACTTGATTCCACCACCAGTCAACAAAGGCACATTGCTAAACGCGGTGATAGCAGTGGAGCCAATCGCTGCCTGATCGATGCTTGCCGTGCCAATCGACACACTTGCCGCGTCTTGGAACGCCATCGAGCCCAGGTACCCATTAAGTGGTACTTGGTTCGGATCGGTCCCAATGTCGAACTGAGTGACAATCGGATAGGCCGTAGGCAGTGACAGCTCACGCACCAGCAGCAAGTTGACGCCAGTGTTGAAGGCATCCTGAATGCCGATGTCACCAACGGAGCTATAGATGTTTCGAGCCAGTACATCCAGATCACCACCCAGCTCAGGCGTCAGGTCGGAAACAATGTTGACGCCATAGGAAGTCGGATCCAGGTTCACGAAGCCCGTCTGCTGGTCAACAACAAACGTGTCGCCAACCTTGAACTTGCCGCTCTGGTCGGTGCTGGTCAGCCAGACCTTGCCATTGTTCCGGCTGATCGCTTCGTTTGCTTCAATCGGTGCCCCACCGTTCTCAGGCAGTGCCCGGTAGTCAGTACCAGATCCTGCGTACTCCATCGTGTGGGACGCAGTGCTGATCATCGACCGCAGGAAGAACGACAC